CCAAATGAAGTACCTGACGCACTGTCATTACCAGCAAGTCCTACAGATCTTGGAGCAAAAAACACATAATCATAAGTCCACCCTAGGTTGTACAAAATATTGTGTATGTTGAAAGGCTGTGTGGTCCCATCTGAAAACTTTTCTCTTTGAAACTTGTCAAATCTTTGGAATTCCATTTGTGTTGGACCACCAGATTCACCTTGTACAGGCACTGATAGCCTATGGACCTCAGTTTTTTGTTGCACACCCAAACTTCCACCTCCTATCGCACCATCCATGTCCGGTGTCGACACCGGCATATGATAAGAAATAAATCTTGTTTTCTGTTTGCCTGCATATGCTGTGTCAAATCTTTCTTCGAATCCTGGATCGGCCTGTTTACTGTGAATAATATTAGGTGTACTTCTTCCACTGGTTGTTACCACAACTGCAGGTACACCACCATATGGATTTCCATATGTACCACCACCATCTCCTGCACCGACTGTTACATCAGCCGCTTGTATCAAAAATCTTAATGCCACATAGTGCATGCCACTCAGTTTACTTTCACCTGTGGGACTCCATTCGGGGTGTTCATTCAACAGTGATGAAACGGGTTGATCCGCACTGCCATCAAAATATTGTATTTTTAATCTGTTGGCAAATGTGCCTTTGGTTATTGAATGTTGTGCGGGTTGTACACCACCCTTGCCAGAGGCAAATATGCCACCATCTGCTTCTTGCAAATTTAATGCTGTGCTACCATCGTAGCCTTGTGAATAGTTTGGATTAGCAGTGTTTGTTAATCCGCCTAGGTGCACAGGTTTACCACTAATAGTCATTCTTGAAAGCAAACTGCCCATTGCACCGTTCAAGGAGCTGGATGCCCCTATGTCACTGTTCGAACCGTGAAAGCCTTGTGATATAACTGCCGCCATGTACAAATATTGTCTTGATGTATCAGCACTGTTGTCTCCCCACGTGCCAATGAATACAGGTATTGTGGCTTTTTCTAATCTGTTACCATACAACACCGGTACTGCTTGATTGGCCGCATTGAAATCTACTATTGTGGCGGCTTTGATAGCCGCACTGGTTTGGCCTGTGTTAATACTTGTATCAGGCAAATCAAATCCGCCAGTGAAGGGTGATATAACTGCTTTTATTACTGATGAGCCAAAATCTAAAACCGGGTCAACTACGGCCTTTACACCTCTTTTAACCTCATTTGGTATTAGTTTTGAAACACGTCTTTTAACCTTGCTCCATAGTCCCATATTATTCTTCCCACCTTATGTTGCTTACATTGTTTGCACTAAAATTAAATCCTGTGTCATTAGGAAAAAGTTTTTGTTGTGATGCTGTGTTTGTAAAACCATAAATTGCAGTCCTATCAAAGTTTGAAAAAGGACCTCCACAAAAAACTGTTACTAGTGCATCATCTGTTGTAACCTTGTATGACACGTTGTCCATTAACCCTTTGAACGCTAAAAATTCACCGCCATTACTGGCATCGTTTAATCCAGGATCAACTCTTTTTATGATATGCACTGTGCCGCCAGACACTGGATTGTTCAACAAAGTTCTTGCTATTGGTTCTGTTACAGATGAATCTGTAGCAACCGCACTAAAACTTATTTCAACTCTGTTGGCATTTATTTGTGATGTTAAAGGCAGTGCATTGTGTGACAAATATCCTTGTCCGGTTAGATACGTTTCATTAGTACTACCATCAACAAGGTTTGAAGTTGCATCAAAACTGTCATTAGTGAATCTTTTTACAATTCCATTTGGCAATTCAAGTCTAATTAAATCTACAATCCTTAATTGACTGAGTGTTAATTTTTCTAATTGTGCATTTGTTAAATTTGTTATTCTTGGCATTATACGTCCTCTATAAAATCTATGCTGTATTCAAAATAGCCATTTTGGTTTGTACCAATTGCAATTTCATCGCTAGTGTTAGTTACCGTCCAATCAATGCTGTTGTAACCAACTGTGGTTGCTGTTAGTGTTTGACGCAGTGAAGGAAATATTGAAATAGTATCTACAGTTGATCCATCTAGATTAGTATCTGCTGTTAGTTGATATACTTTTGTGTGATCGCTGAATCTAACAAAGTCGCCTTTCTTTAGTGTGCCACTTCCGCCTGCTACTGCAATTGTTGTGCTTCCTTTAATAAAATTATACGCAGGTGCTGTGCTGGATAAAAGTTGCACAGTTACAGTGCCACTTGCTGTGCCACTTGTGTTAGAAATAACTGGGGGTGAAACAGTGGTACTACTTTGACCAGTATACTGTTGACTCATAACTTCAAATGCTTCTGATCTTAACAATGGTGGTGACTGTAAAGTAAATGACCAACGATGTCCTAAAAATTTTTGTGTTGCTTTTTGCCCAGAGTCGACCACACCTAATCCATAATTGATACTTTTAAAATCTAACACTTTGTATGTTACTGCTTTGCCAGTATCATCAAAATTTTGATTGGCACTTATGTTACCCATTAGAAAACCTCCCTAACTTCTTTTTCAAACACAAACAGTCCATTTTGATTTGTGCTAAAACTGTTTGTTTCTCCTAAAGCAATTACCTGCACACTTAAATCATTAAACTTAACATTCTGTGTGCTTGTTTTTTTTATTACTCTAGGGAAGAACGAATATTGTGCTGTGGTGCAAGGTGCTCCTCCAAAGTTTGCTGGATCGAGACTTGCGTCATCGGTGTTAATCATATAAATTTTTTTATGATCTGTAAATTGAAAAAAGTCTCCAAAAGACAAACTCATTCCTGCAGTGCTGGTGTCAGTAAGTTCAAAGTCGATAACGTTAGCACCTTTGCTTCTTGCCGCTGATTCCAAAACCCCTGCTCCTGATGGGCTTGTAGTAGTATCTACACTACCATTAGCATCATGGAATATACCTGGTTTTATATCTAGTGTGGTTGCAGATTCAGTGTTGTTGAATAAAACTGCAAAGTCATCTTGAAATTGTTCTCTAGTAAGTGGGGGTGTTTGTATGGTAAAACTCCAGTACTGATGTCCGAAGTCTGCAACATATCTCTTGCCGCTCAACGAAGTATTTTTAATGGTCTCAACGTTGCTTTGCCAATTGATTGCTGTTATCCTGTTTTCCAGTGCCATTAAGCAAGTCTCCTACCCTGCTGTCTAAATGCTTGTTGTATTGTACCAACAATTAAATTCTTTCTTGATAATAATAATTCATCGAATCCCTGTGAGTCGATAGCATTGATGTTAAAGTTTACAACAACTTCTCCTCCCATTCCACCTGTTCCGCTACCTGATGACAGCTGGTCATTTGGAACAACTGTGCCAGTAGAGTTAGGAACAAATAATTCTGGTCCTTCCTCACCAACAACAACTGGTTGATTTGCTTTTGCTACACCACCTTCTGCAAGGAAAGGTATTTTAAATCCTGTTAACATTTCTATACCTTTAATAATTGCAATCCTAGCCGCAATCCTCATTAAGTCCGATATAACTGATCTAGTAAAGTCTTTGAAATTAAATTTACCTGTCATTACAAAGTTTGCAAGTGAGTCTGCCATTCCATTGAATGCATTGGCTCCTGCTTGTGCTAATTGTTTCTGTGCGTCGGCACCTTCCTTCATTGCATTTTTGAAGCCACCTTTGTATGCACCAGTTAAGTCTTTGACTTTGCCCAACAACGTGTCATCCTGTTCAATCAGTTCTCCGTTCTTGCCTATCATGCCATCTAATTCTTCATTGACTGCTTTTAATTCTGTTCTTTTTTCTCGTAGGGCTTTAACTAATTCCAATGCCTTCGTGGTAAATTTTCCTTCAGATAATGTACCATCCGCCATCTGCATCAGCATGATGTCTAATTCTGAATTAGTGCCATCTATTGTTTTACTTAGGCCATTAAATTTCTTTCTTAATTTGTCAGTCTCATTTCTTAAACTACTTCCGGCATTTTTATATTCTTGTGCTTTTTCTTCAAACCCTAATGCATCTAACACTTGGCCAATTTTTTCTTGTCCAGCCGCCATCACATCCATAAAGTCAGCAAATAAGTTAGTAATTGTTCCTAGAGCGGCTCCAATAGCAACCACTATGGCTTTACCTGTTAGTCCTAACATTAAGAAACCAATCACACCTAGAGTTTTTATTGGTCCAGGTAATGCATCTGTGGCTGTTAGTATGTTATTGAAACTGAGTCTTAAAAAAGTGAATATAGGACTTATTGCATCCAGTATCTGTCCACTGCCTAACAAGATGTCCTCTGTTGCAGTTATTATTCCTTGACCAATTTTTTCTGCAGATTTTTGTATGTCTCCAAACTTGCCTTGTAAAAAATCATCTAATAATGCCGCCGCGGCTTTTAATTGATCAAATCCACCAGCGTCTCCAACTTTTAATTGGAAGTTAAAAAACTTATCTCCTATCATTGACAAAGTACCATCAAAGGTATTTGCTAATGCTATTGCCGCCTGTCCAAATTTTCCATCTGGACCAAAATCTCTTTGTAATGCCGCCGCTGTTTCTTCTGTGGTTATCTTGACGCCATCTTTAAATCCTAATAATGCTTTAACACCTCTTTCTCTTAAAAGATCTGCCGCACTTATACCACCAACTAATGCTCTCTGTATTTGTTCACCAGCTGTCTTAAAGTCTAATCCTGATATAGCCGCTACGTTGGCTGTTATCTCTAAATTTTTTGTAAGTTCTTCTGCGTTTTTTGATACAACTGCCAAGTTACCTGATGCCGCCGCAATTTGATCCAGTGAGAATGGAACTTTACCAGCAAAGGTTGTTAATGCGTCAAAGGCTTTCGCACCTTCTTCAGCACTGTTGAATAAGAATTTAAATCTTAATCTTAAACTTTCAACACTTCTGCTTACGTCAACAAATCCTTTGGCAAGTTTAGTAGCACCAATAGCCGCAAAGACACCTAGTGCCGCTTTTGCTACTGAACCTAGACTTCCGGTGCTACTTTTTAATCTGTTAACATCGTTGTTAAGACGCCCAAGTGCTCGTTGGTTTTTTACTGCTACCTCAATACCTAATCTTGTTTTTGCATCAGCCATTATCTACGTCTCCTTGTTGCCTGTTGGGGCATGGTTTTCTGTTTGCTCATTTGTCTTTTCCTCTCTTCTTCCTCGTACAACATAAATCCAGCCCACAGTTCAATTTCCAATGTTGTCATTTGCAATACCTCTTGAATAGATTTTTTTAATCTATCCGCCAGCACCATTACAAATCGCAACTCAACATTGGAATCTATTCCTTTGCGACAGTTTCCTGATCAAGGCTTAGTTTAACATTATTAATTAATGAACCAACTTTAATGACCACCATTGGGTCTGCTTCGTTCATTAACTTGATCCTGTCAGCGTCATGGAATAATTTTTTGCCGTTTTTATCTCTAGCTTTTACAATTATACTCTCCACAACTGCTTCGATTGTTTTCCCTTGGGATTGCAATTCGATAACCTTTGCCTCGTCTCTTAATGGATATGTGGTTCTGCAATAAATGTCAGTGTCCCACTCCTCCACATGGATCTTTTTCATATCACCACTAATGCTGTTAGCATAGTGTTTCGATATTTTGTCAGTTATACTCATCTTATATCTCCTCTATTTTATTGTTGTCTTAATGCTTGGTCCAACCACACCACGTGGGGCTTGTTTACTCCTACCATGTTCAAGTGCATGACCATATGGTTGTGGATTAGAAATTGTATATTTTTTCTTGTTTCCACTCATACGCCAACTGTTCTTAAACAGACCGGAACGTACCGGTGATAATTGCCGAACCTTGTTTAACAATTTAACACTAGTATTCTTAACTGCTTGTTCGACATCGTCGTTAACAGATTTGATTAGTGCCTTGTTGTTAAACGTAATCTTCATGTTACTAAAGATCTGCTTTTGTTAAAGCGCCTGTACCTTGGAAAGATACTTCTGCCGTAACTGCCCCATCATTAGCAGTCGAAATTTCGTGACTGGTAATAATTACTTCTCCAGATAATTTAACACCTGTAGCTTGTCCACTTGGGAATAGCTCGATAGATGCCGCCGCCGCTCCCGCGCCTGCAAACAATGCCGATTGTGCCGCATCGTCGTCTCTGAAGTATAAACTTAAACTGCCAGTAAAGTTTGTTAGTCCTGGTAGATAAGTTCTTGATGTTGATCCCATTGCTGAAGTCTCAATCGTATCACCTGTTTGTGATACAGAAAAAGAAATGATAGAAGCAACATTTGTTACAGAACCGCCAACGTCAAATTTAGCGACTCCTTGTGTTCCTGAATAGATTGCTGTGTTAGTAGCCATTGCCTATTCCTCCTCTTTTTTGTTGTTAATGACTTCAGCATCTGCTTTCGTAATTCGCATCTGCCTTTGTCTTGGTTTAATTTGGATTTCTTTCTGTGGTTTTTTAATCACAGCAGGTTTTTTAAATTTCCAGCCTGATCTCAAATGGTCTTGAACCTGTGGGTTGTCGACTATTTTTGAATTCCCTTGTTTATCATACATCTGTATTGACATTATGGATTACCTCTCTTGTAAGCATAAGTCACTGAAAGTGTTGCATTGAACTGCCCTAGTGGTTGTTGTCTTTCAACGACTTCTATGTTGTTAATTGATGATTGTACGTAGTGTGTGGCAGTGTTGTCAACAGTTATATTTCTATCTCTGCTTAACTCCAATGTTTCTTCTATTTTTTCAATTAGATTGTTTCTTGCTGTGTCTAGTTCACTGCCTCTGACAAAACATCTTAATTCTATTTCCATTGTGCCTTGTCTTTCTGACATACTGATGTCTTCTCTTTCCTCATTGCCACTGACAACAAGTATTGCTGGAAACTGTGTGATTGCTAGTTTTTCAAATTCAAAGAACTCTCTGCTAACCAAGACTGCTCCTGGTTTAGACATATTCTTTAATTGAGCAACGATATCTTTCGCTATGTTTTCTCTGGCACTCATGATTGTTATCTAACCAATCGATTGAAGTGTGTAGGTCTCTTTTCTGATCTTTCTATTGTACCACTGCTATCGAAATCGTATTTGACTCCTTGTCTTAAGATTTTGTCGAATTCTGTTTTGTATTCTTGCCTGTAGTAGGCCATTTTTTCTCTGAATACATCACCTTCAGGTGAGAACGTACTTAAACGCGGGTAAACAAAAAAGCCCAGTACATGATATACTGCACATCTTGTCCACTGGCTGTCTACAAGTAAGCTGTCTTCGAATTCTGCATCATTGGGTGTTGTTATGTCGTACATGGCTGATCCAGCACGAGGCCACCAATCTATTTCAATGTCTCTTTTTACGTCTGCAGTTGATAGTGTGTGGAGATCCGAGTAATCTTGGATTCCGTAATTTTTGATATCCGGTTCGTATTGTTCGATATCGGAATCAGTTGTAAAGTTAGCCACTTAAAAGTCCTCCTGTTAAAGTGTGTTGCAAGTCCTTCTTGCTAAAGTTTATTTATTGCGTGTGCAACAGTGTTAAGCACTAATAAAAAAGCCCCAAGTTTCCTCAGGGCTTTTAGTATGAGCGAAAGGTTATTAACTCCTTTCTTAAATGTTATTACGATTCAATTGATGAGTCGAAACTTCCTCTAATGCCTGCTAGATCGTTTAATTCGCCAGTCGCATAAATTGCTGAACCAACTATGTTAAATCCTCTAAGTGCCGCTTCTCTGCTTGATTCAATTTTGATGTCTTGCATCATTGCTAAACCAATTGCATCTTTGTGGAAAATTCCACAACCGTAGTCACCAGTAGTTGAACCATCTGCTAGATTTACTAGAGATGATTGGTACACTGGAACTCCGCCTAGATTTCCCATTAAGCCGTTTTTCAATGCATCATTACCCACTTGTGAAGCCGGAGCCGCAAAAGTTGAAGTAAGAGTTGACGCAACGTCAAACGCGATGTTAGGGTGTAACACGATTGCACAATCATTTGATGTGTCGTATCCACCTGATCTTAGTTTTGCTATTGCTTGGAAAAGTAAAGCCGCAGTTGCCGCCGAACTTGCACTTTCACCAACTCCACCCACAACTTGTGAGAAAGTGTTGAAAGATGCCATCATGTCAGTGTCCATTTTTCTTGCAATCGCTTCACCGAATAATTTTCCGATGTCAGCAACTACGTTTGAAGAAGATGCTTGGATTGAAAGATCTGAGACAGTTGCCATCAAACCAACTTCTGATACTGTTAAAGTAACACCGTCAGTTGAGATTGCTGTTGCAGTTGGAGCCGTTGCTTCTGTTAAAGCCGCCGCTGTTTGTTTTGGATAGATTGGAACAGTAATTGTTTTACCTTGTCCCGCCGCTATCGTGTAGTTTCTTACTAAACCTTTCATTATAGATTTTTCAGATGCTACGTATAATGCTTCTGCCGTGATTGCCGGTAAAAGGTCATTAAGTGTTGTTGTGTTTGTTAGAGCCATTATATGGTTCTCCTTTTGTTATTGTTGTTATGATACTATGCCGTGTTTTTTTCTGTACTCGGCGTAGATTGCTCTGTCTTCGGGCTTGTTCATGTCCAAAGACGCTATATCAACAGTACCAATGCCTGTAGAGGCCGTATTTGATTTTGCTCCGCTACCTGATGGGCCTGCACTTATAAAGTGCGGGTTGGTATCTAGGAACTCTTTGACTAAATTCTCAACTGAGAACGGTTCTCCAGATTCAGCATAACGTGGCGCACCATTTTGGTCCACTACTTCAACATCTCCAGCTTCATTCAATTTAACTTGGCCTTTTATCAACTGAGAAACTTGTCCCGGGTTGATTGCCTTGTACTTGGCTGACGACTGCAATAATGCATCATCAACTTTGATCGAATTTAACTGTGTGTGTAATTGATTAATTCTTTGGTCTTTCTTTTCAGCAGTGTCCTTAAGAATTTTTTCAAATTCACCTCGTTTTTTTTGTTCTTCAAGAACTTTTTCTTCTTCTTGAGTTAACAAAGCACGATACTTGTCAACGTCCACTCCATCAAATTTCTTTAACACATTTGCTTCTGCTTTTTTACGAACAGATGCCATTGCATCATTGAACTCTGCTTGAGTAAATGTTTTCGGTGTTGATACCTCTTCTTGAGATGTGTTACTTGGTGTAACTTTAGAGTCGACTGCTTCGTTCTCAATAGTCTCTGCAGTTTTGACTTCTGGTTGCTTATACTGTTCCATGTCAGTTCCTCCTTGGGAGTAGTGTTGTTATTTAATCAATTATTTAACTGTTTAATAAGCGTATGGATAGATTATGGCTTATTAGAGGTGTTGCCAATTCTTCCGAGACTTGATGTATGAAATCGTTGGTTGCGAGACCCCATAGTCTTGTGCTATTTGTTTCTGAAACCTATTGTCTGCCCTAATGGCCAACACATCTGTTTGTGTCAGTCCAGCTCTGTTCAAAACAATACCACGTGCTTGTCTATGCTTTTGCTGTCGGTCCTTTATGTTGTCCTCAATCGTTCCTTCCCACAAATGCCAAGGATTTACACAACTGGGGTTGTCACATATGTGACATACACATATGTTACTGGGTAATGTTTTTTTGTTGATGTATTCATAGATCCATCGATGAGTTCCACACTGATGTTTTTGATACCAAAAAAGTCCATAGCCATTTCCGTCGATAGCCCCTCTCCATTCCCAACAGTCATCGTGTCCTAGCACTTTGACTTTGTTCCAGAACCTATCTATTGCTTTTACCATAGTTTGAATACAATTATAACACAGAAAGCAAATAAGTCAACAGAATCTAGGTTTTTGGAATCCTTTTTGGATCAATAGAGTACAGTGTTAACAGTTCAAGTTTTCTTAGGTGTGCAAGGTCCTTTATCTTCTTCAATGCCTTCCTTGCCTTGAATGCACTCAGTTGTGATTGCCATTCTATAGTACGTCTGTTAAGTTCTTTGTACTCTTTGTAAGCATTGTCCAATGCTATGCTGACTGACGTTTCTATTGCATTGCCACCTAGTTTTCCTTTGTATGGCATTTATTTGTATATAAACGGATCTCTTTTTTTTAGTTTTTTTATTTGCTTGTTGAATTTGTTTTCTTCTATTGGACAGTTGCAGTTTTCACACTTACATTCTGTACATTTTTTTTTGCAGTGTGATGTGTGTCCACAACTGCAACGTTTCACTCCAAATATTTTGTCAGTGAGTTTGTCTATTGCTCCAAAAACTTTCAATAAAAAATTATTCATATGCTACCTCGTCTTCCCAACTTGCGTTGTATTGTTTGTTGTCCCACCAACTTAATTCATTGTCAGCAAGTGTTTTAAATGTGTGTTCTCTGTCTAGGTACTTGTAGTCCAACTGTTCAATGTCAAACTGTGCCAACCAAGTGAACACATCCTTAATCTTAAAGTTCTTGCAACTGTACACGTCCAATTGTATTAAGCTGGTGTCTATCCAACTGTGAAATGTGATTGAACTGGTGTCTATAATTGCTGTTGAACTCCATCCTTCATTGCCTACAACACTGGAGTATGCAGTGTGTGGTCCACTCAATATGTTCATGTCTATTGCTTTAATTAAACTTTTTATTTCTTGGGTAAGCCGGTCACTGCTATAATTGTATAATGGTGGAGAGTTTACTTGTGCTCTAACTAGTAGGTGTTTGTGGACTAATTTTGGATTCATTTTTTTTGTTTCCTTTTCTAGCTTTATTTAATGTCTCGAGATCTTGTTGAATCAATATTGGAGTTGGTGCTGAATGGCCCTTGTACTGTGGATGTGAATACAACCACTCCTCGTGTGGTCTATCGTCATTTAATCTGTAGTGTATGTTGCACAACACACGTCCACTTGCGTTGGGATGAAGCCACATCCTAGCCACATAGTCTCCTAGTGGTGTAATCTTTGTTTGACCACGCCAACGTTGCACGTCAATCTTCTGTTTGGCCCAGTATGCCTTGCTCCAAGGACAGACTCCTGTAATTGAAGCAAAGTATTCTGCCCAGTTAACCTCTTTTTTTCTTACCGCCACGTTTGCCGCCTCTTTTTGACGCCATAGGCTTCTTCTTTGCTCTAGCCATTATGCTCTCCTTTGTGTTTGCCCACCATCCGCCCAAGCCTTTAAAAAAGGCCTTCGCCTTAAACGCACAACTTCTTTTCATCCGTCGTGACATCTTATCAAGCATTCGCTCAATTCTGTAAATCCTTACTTTAAGACTTTTATAATTCTTCTGGTGGTGTTTGTGTTTGGTCATTGCTAAAAAATTGTTCCATCTCTGGATGTAGTTGTTTAATCTGTTCATCCGTGTAACCTTCTTCTACCATTGATCTCATATGTTTGACTAGGTCTTCCACATTAGTGTATGGTGGGTGTTCCATGTCGGTGTTCAGAGGTTGTTGTGGTGTCATCATCTCTGCTAATTCTTCCTCGTCGTGGGCTAATAGTTCTTTAATTTTTTGGTTTAATATTTTTGCTGTGTCTAAGTCATTTGATTTTGCCATTGTTGCTGACGTATCTGCAATTTTCTTAAGGATGTCCATATCCATGTTCTTGTCTCTGATATGGAACGCCATTGGATATCTTATTGTGCCATCGAATTGTTCACCAATCCAATTTGCAAACAATCTCCAAATTTGTTCTTCAGCTAATTGTAAATTTTTAGCTTTGTCACAAAGTTTTGCGTCTAACAATAGGAACTCTGACTGCATAGCAACACCCGACATCTGTCGTGTTTCGATACTTCTTATTGCACCTAAATGTGCCATTCTATCAATTGCTTTTATTTTGTCATCAATACTTTTTAGGATACCGTCAACACTTTGTCCACCTGGCTGTAACAAATAAGGTTTTAGTCCTGCATCTGTTTCATTTGGAATTTTTATAATTGCACCTGCACCTGCCGCCGCATCCACTTCTGGAGTAACAACTAGGCTTGGGTGGTTTGTTAATCTAATTAATTGTTCACACTCTGACCATTCATTTGAAATAGCCATTGCCATGTCTGCTATGTCACCAACATCTGATATACCAACACCTCTTGTTGGTCCTCTGTTGGCATACACAAACACTGCTGGTATCTTGCCCAGTTCGTTTGGCATTTGTTCAACTATGTTTTGTTTTGAGATGTCTGTCTTAGACATCATTGACAACGTCACTGTGTCTCTGGTAAATTCTCTTATGTAATAATCTGATACTTGTCCATATGCTTTTTGTTCTACTTCTAATAATTTTAAGTATACCAATTCATATTTGCCACCTTCTGTTCTTTGGAACTCCCAATCAAGTATGTTTTCTGGAACAAATAAATTTGCGTAAGGACGAATGCCTTGATCTAATTCTTCTGCTCTTGTGCCTGCTGTTGACTTTGGTTTGTCCATTAGTACCAATACATGGCCAAACACTGTGCTCCACGTGTTCACGTCTCTCATGAATGAATCCCAAGTTCTTCCTTCTAGATCTGCATCTTCTAGGAAGTTTTGTAATTCTGGTCTGTTTTTTATTGAACCATAATCTCTCATTGGACTATTTCTGTACAAGAACGCATTGTAAGTGGATGTTATTGATTTAACATGGTTGTCATAGGGTGTGCTGGCTATTCTCTTGCCATACTCAGCACCACTTTCGTACACATACTTTGTAAGGTATTCACCAGTCTTCCATTCATAGCCACCCATGTAAGAATTTGCTAAAAATTTCCATCTTGGATAGTGTGTTCTGTATTCTTCATGTACACCCATTGCATCGTAACTGTCTGTTAGTGCTCTAGGATCTTGGTTTACTGTAAAATCTGCTGGCATCTGTTATATCCTCACTGACCAATTGGTTGGTACTGGTTGTTTGCTGTATTGTCTTGTAATTGGGAACAAGTAACTGATACCGTAACCAAGTGCGTCATTCATGTGATCCCAACCACCGTCTTTGTCTGGTTGTGATGTGCCTGGTTTGTAAATCTGTCTCTCTAAACAACTGATTAGTTTTTTACATTTTGGATGTATCAATATTTGTCTCTCTCCCTTGCCGTTGCAAAGCATTGAATTTACTGAATTTATTCTGTCTCTTACTGGCATGTGTCTGTTTGGTGCTTTCACAATAAAACCTGCGTTAGCAAGTATACTTAAATCCGTACGTCCTGCGGCTGAACTTTTTCTGGCCTTGGCACTTGGATCAGGATAGGCAAATATTTTGGTGCCTGGGAACCTTGAGTATATTTCATTAACAAGTTCGTCAGTGTTTGAGCCAAACATTTCAATTTCATCTATGATAACAACTTTGTTGTCTGATATCACAAAACAAACTGCTGACATTGGATCAATGTTCATGTCAATTGCTATGTGTATAATTTTTTGTGGTTGATTAAATGAAAATTCTTTCACGTTCTCTGCTCTCTTGAATCCGTAGTACACCATACCACTGTATGTTACAAATGTTGCTTCAAATTCTTGTTCGTATGTTTTTTTATCTAGATCTCTTTTGGCTTGTTCAATCTCTCCTTCACTCACAAAGCCACCTTGTGCTGTTGTGAATGCAAAAGACTTCCATTGGTCCTGTGTTGTGTCTTCACCTGCTTGATACAAGTCGTATAGGAAATTACCAACGCCTTTGGGTGTTCCAATGAACAATGCACGTCCTTCTGAATCAGCCAGTGCTGGACGTAATACTTCTGACCATGCCTGTGATGGAATGTTTGCCGCTTCATCCAATACCAAGAAGTTTAATTTTGCACCTCTTAGGTTTTCAAAGCCGGCGCCATCTGCACCTTTCAAACTTATCTTGCTGTTGTTTTTCAACACAATAGATAGTTCCGCTTCATTTATTTTTTTTACCCAGTTAAGGCTTTTTAATTTTGTTTTTAGTTGATCCCACCAAACCATTTTTGCTTGTCTGTAACTTGGAAGCACTGCCCAACAAATTTGATCAGGTAGTCTTGCATGATAGCATATTTCTCTGATAGCCAATGTAGTTTTGCCAAATCTTCTGCCAGCAATTACTGTTTTAAATCTTGCTGGATCTTGTGCTACTGTTTTTTGTGGTATAGACAGTTTCATTATTCTTTTTCCTCGTCCCATGGTAGTGGTGTTGAATGTTCTTCTCCATTAGGGTCATCTTTTTGCTCTAGATAGTTTCTACCTAACCATATTTGCATTCTTGTATCACCTGCTAGTGCTTTTTCAAATTGTGCTTGTCTTAAACTTGCTTTGCCTTTGGCTCTGCCTTCTTCAATAACTTTGCTGAATCTTTTTTTGACACCTTCACCAGTCATGCCGATGATGTAGCCAATCTCCTCAAACGTACACATAGTAGATGCTAATCTCTTAATCATCTCTGCGTCGTGTGTTTTATATTTCTTGCCTTTGTTATTTGGAACCATTATTCTAATCCTTTATCTTTGCAGATAATTCTAAAATGTCTTGAGTCTGTGTCACCTGCTGATGTGGCTATTTTTACTTCTATTGGATACACGTTGCCTGCTGTTCCACCACTCACTCTAAATGTTACTTTGGTTGTTGTGGCTTGTACGTCAGTGCCATGTCCGTTTGGATGTGTTAATGGAGATGCATCTCCTGATATGGTACCTATGGTTACCACTGGTGAACTTGCTGATGAATCATCTACTATGGTATCACCATTGTTCAAATATTCTGTGAAGTCTAGTGCATATTCTATACTTGCGTCAGGATCTTTAATTATAAAAATTCCTTTGTTGTCTTTTTGATATCCTGTTAGGTCTGCCATGCGTTATTCTCCTTATGCTAATTCAAACACCCTTGTTTCTTGTTTCACTTTGTTAACTCGTGTTTCACGCTGGATTGTATTTAAGCGTGTTTCTTGGCTTACAATAAATGTATTAAATGAACTTGCCTCAATATCGAACACATTGGTGCCCATATTGATTGTTGATGTTATTGGTAGTGTGGCTGTAAAAGCTCTTGTCCTAACTGCAGACACAGTTACGTTTGCGGTTGCAATAGATAAAGCTGTTGCTAGATCTAAATCAAGTGCTGTTATGGTAGCTGTTGATGTTATTGGTAGTGTTCCAGTAAACCCTCTTGTTCGAACTGCAGATACAGATATGTTTGCACTTGTATTAATTGAAACACTTGCTAATTTTAAATTAAATGCTGTTGCGACAGCCGTTGAAGATATCGCCATGGACGATGTGCCAGGCATAAACCCAACTGCTGAAACAGTAATGTTACTTGATGCAATAGATAAGTTTGTTGCAAGATCTAAATCTTGTGCAACTGTATTACCTTCTACATAATCTAATGCTACGTAATCATTGGCAACGTAGGGGTTACCAAAAAACGAATTGATTTCTAATGTTGCTGATGCAATTAATAATGCCACAGATGTAACTCCTAAAAATTAAACTGTGAATTAGTCTATTGTAATTACTAAACCGCTCGCGTTGATTTGAAAAGTATCACCATCACTAATAACTTTAGATGCCGCTAGTACTCCGTGTGCCAATAAATTGCCACTTGAACTTGCATCAAAGATACCGATGTGTGTGATTGTTCCAAATGCACCACCACTTGCCGCGGCAAATGTGATCACTGAACTGTTTGTGATTTGACTGTTGTCTGGGTTCGATGTTGCAGAACTCATTTTGTTGTCTATTCTTATTCTTGCGTATCCAGAACCACTTGCTTCTGTGCCTGATGCTGAATCAGTTGGGTCCGATGTGAATAAGCCTATGTGTGCTTGAGGTACAGTGTAGGCAGTGTTCTTAAACACGTGATCCAGTAACTTCTTCTCAGCATATGAACTTAAAGCTGTCATTAATGTTCTCCTTTAAAGGGTTGTTTGTTATAACAACTCTATTTAATGTTTTTTTTGTAGAATAATATTATATTATTCAGTTTCAATGAATGTTTTGCCTGAAAGTTTTTCAACTTCTTTAATCATTGCTTCCATATTAACTCTAACAGTTTTGCCTGTTATTGTGTTCTTAGAATAGTATTCCCAATCACCTGCAGTGTTGTGGGGAGATATTTTAGTAATGTTACCTGCTTCATCAACAACGTGTACTTCTGATGAACCTGAATCATCTTTGGCAAATATCCAACCAAAGCCATCACCGTGTGTGGGATCACCTGTGTTGTCTAATCTTATTGCACCCATTCTTGATTGTGCCGCCGCGTCTTCTGAGTAGAATGCGTATCTGTTGGTTGCCGCATTATCCTCAGCACCTTCGTTGTAGTATGCGTAGATGTTTGTGATAACATCACCTGATGTCTTGTAGTATGAAGCACGATAGTTGTATGCATTATCAACGGTTGCAGTCCCTGATGCACTTCCGTCGTCATCTGCCGAGTAAATGGTTGAGTTGGCACCATACACAGCATTAATTGTTAGATCACTGGCAAGGTTGCTGGCTGTTGAAACATAGATACCTGCCTGTGCATCAAACCCTCTTAAAGTTTTAAGTGTGGACGCACTGCCACCACTGTTCATCGCTGTGGAACCAAATGTTAATGCCACTGGCCCTCTTGAAAAACCTGATCGTGTGTAAGAGAAAGCGTTCATGTCTGTGGTGTTGGTCACCAACATGGTTCTCTGCCTGAAGTTGGAGTTTGAACTTGAACTTGCTGTGATAAGTTTTGTGTCTTGGTTAACCACATTCATATAGTTTCTGCCTGTGGTGTTGGCATTTACTTCTTGGTTGGTGTTGATTACAACACCTCTGATGTTACTTGTGCCTCCAAAGAAGTCTGTGTATTTTGTTCCTTCAAATATGCTGGAATCATCCGTGGATAATTCAATAAGTCCTGTGCCGTTTGTGCCTATTACAAGATTGGCATTTGAATCATTAGTTGAAATTGTGTTGTCTGTGATTGTGACACCGTCTAAATTTGAAGCACCTGTAACACCTAGTGTGGTTGAAACGGTTGCCGCTCCTGTGACTGCAAGTGTTGATCCATTAAATGTTAAATTTGCTTCACCATTCATTGCGTCAGCACCTGTGGCTGTTACAATTCTGTTGTCTGAACCGTTGGTTAAAAAGTCTGATACATCAACTGATACAGCATCTGCCGCCACATCAATACCTGTGCCTGCTATAACATTAAGTGTGACATCTCCTGTTGTGCCACCACCTGTCATACCTGCACCTGCTACCACTGAAGTTATGTCTCCACCACCGCCAGCGGCGGCGTCAACATATGCTTTGATTGATTGCTGTGTTGCAAGTTTTACGTCTGAATTAGAAGACATGTCGTCTTCATCCAGTATGCCTGTGACTGTTGCTCCGTCACCTGCCACTGATAAATTTTCTAATACCACTGTGCCTGAACCGTTTGCATTTATTTCTAAGTTTGCATTTGAGGCATTTGTAGTTACGGTGTTGTCTATGATTCTAACTCCGTCTATATCTGCAAAATTTTCTACGAGTAATGTTCCACCATCATCATCAGAGCTACTATCTTTAAGAACAGATAATTTATTACCATCAAAAGTTAACAGGGAAGCACCTTCTATATTATTTGCACTTCTGACAGTGCAAAGGTAATCTTGTGTTCCATCGGATGACAATGTACATTTCGTGTCTGCATATGTTTTGATTGATTGTTGTGTGGCAAGTTGTGTGTCACTGTTAGTAGCCATATCATCTTCGTCTAATACTGCTGTTCCACTTACACCTAAAGTAAGCACAGGACTTGTTATTTCTTTGTTTGTTAATGTTTGGCTACCTGCGTTCAATGTTACTACGTTTGCGTCTACTTGTACGTCATTGGCATTGGCTGTGATACCTGTGCCACCAATAACATTAAGTGTTACATCGCCTGTTGTGCCACCACCTGTCATACCTGCACCTGCTACCACTGAAGTAACGTCTCCAACTTGTCCGTTAATGGTTACTACACCTGCTGAATCTGTTGCTGTCGTTATACCAGTGCCACCTTGTATGTAAACTGTGCCACCTTCTGCTATATCAACAGTTGCTGAGTCATCACCAACCACTTTGAATCCTTGTCCTGTGTGGGCATCAACATATGCTTTAATTGATTGTTGTGTGGCAAGTTGTGAGTCACTGTTGGTAGACATATCATCTTCGTCTAATACTGCTGTGCCACTTACACCTGTTTTAAGAACTGCTGATGTTAGTGTTTTGTTTGTTAATTCTTGTGAACCTGCCAGTGTTGTGACTGTTGAGTCTATGGCTATATCATTAGCGTTGGCTGTGATACCTGTGCCACCCACAACATTTAGTGTTGCATCACCTGTTGTTGCACCGCCTGTTAGCCCTGCTCCTGCTACCACTGATGTGATATCTCCAGTTGCATTGATTGTTACAACTCCTGCTGAATCTGTTGATGTGGTTACGTTTGTACCACCCTGTACGTAAAGTGTGCCACCGGTAGCTATGTCAACACTGGCTGAATCGTCTCCAGCTACTTTAAAACCTCCTGCCCCTGCTGATGCATCCACGTATGCTTTGATGGCTTTGGCTGAAGCAAGTGTTGTGTCTGTGCCTGCCACTGCGTTTAGGTCAGTGTCTAGCACACCTGATTTTAAATTGGCAACTTCTATGTTGGTTAATGAGTTACCTGTGCCATCTGCATCAAATGTTTTGTTTGTGAATGTTAATGTATCACTGGCAATGTTGGCATCTTGTGCATCTACATATGCTTTTACACTTTGTTGACTTGGTGGTCTTGTTGATGAATTTGTACTAAAACTGTCTTCATCTATAAGACTTAATGTTGTGTCTGTGGAATTGATTGTTACAACTCCTGCTGAATCTGTTGATGTGGTTACGTTGTCTCCACCTTGAATGTATATGGTGTCACCTGCACCTACTTGTATAGTGGCTGAATCATCCGCCGCTATGCCAAAACTTTGGTCTCGTAGGTTAATAAAATTTGAATCTAATTGATTGTGTGTTAGTTGTGATCCTTTTGCTAGGTTATCACTGGATACTGTTGAAGCACTTATGCCTCTGGTTGTAAGTTTGGCTTTAGCCATTGTTTAATCTCCAATTGTTAATGTCTTTAACTCCGCAAGTATTTATTGGAGTTGGAGATTACTATATGTACGTTTTAAACTACTTCTTCTTGTATCTAGGCCAAACGTTTTTGAATGTTTCCAGTATGTCTGGTATAAGATCAGGATTTTGTTTCAAATACTCCTGTTGTGCATCTGCATCTCTGTTGATGTCCATCTGTCTCTTTACTTCTTGTGATGACACCATGGGTTCTTCATCATCTGCATTGGTTGGATCCAACACAGGACACCAAGGCAACTCCTTGTCCATCTTTTTAAGTCCAGCTTTTAACTTTAACAGTGCTTTGCACAGTTTCATCAGTTGTGCTTCAGTTATGTCCTTGTTTCTGCCACCTCTGTGATGAGGTCCAACATTGTCTGCCACACCTGGTATAACTTTTTCATCATGATCATTCCAATCCGGCAATAGATTTTGTTCCTGCAACAACTGTTTGATGTGTTCTAGGTCACAACAATAGCTGTACAGTTTGCTTCTCTCTTCTGGTGACATGGTCAGCATCACTGCGGCTTTGTTTTTGCCAGTAGCAGTCCAGTAACCATTTTTTAGTGTGTGCAATCTGCTCATCTAGAACTTTCTTTTGGATCTTTTGGTATTTCCGATGTTTCTGGCACATTTGGTTCACTGTTAGCCCGTTGTCTGTCGAACTCTTTGGCACTGACTTCTATCTCTTCTAGCATGTCCACTATCTTCTTGTGCAACAAGCCCATTGTTAACAGTTCATTGCCTCTGAACATGCCTTTTTGTGAAGCAACGTCAATTAGGTTTGCTATCAGTTTTAGTTCTTGTGGTTCTAATTGTGTTTTCATTATTTCTCCTTGTGTTAGTGTATGGTTGGTGCTATTTGTGTTATTGTAAAGCCTTCCTCATCACAGGCATTGCAGTATCTTCCATTAAGATCGCCACACACGTGTGAGTCGTTGTTCTTTATACTGTTCAGCAGTTGTATGATCTGTTGTTCTTCCGCATCTGCAATCCTTTGACTGGATAGTTTTTGCTTTTGGTCTTCTTGATTCATCTTATCCACCAGCTGTTTGAAGTTGGCAAATTTATGTTTGGTCTTTCTCATCTGTTTCCCCTTTTCTCTTTTTCTTTTGTTGTTTGTTGCCGTTGGTATTGGTTCTGCGTATAACCTTGCCATCCTTATCACAGGCGTTCTTTCTATGTCCTGCTTGGCTCTGTGTCATTATGGTCACATTGCCAATGGTCCAACCCTCTGTTCTGTCAACCCTGCAAAGGTTCATTGCGTCAGCACGATTGCCCAATTGGTCCACGTGGTCCAACAGCAGGTCTCTGTACTGATCCCAACTTATCTGCCATTCCTGATGCCAATACTTGGCTTGGTTTTTGGCCACCAACCATCTGCGTCTCAGTCTTTGCACTATGGGGTCTGGTCCTGTGATCCATCTGTAGGGCCTCTTGCCCGTGTTCTTGCCTTTATTGGCTTGGCTTATCTTGTCTCTGGATTCTTGTTTCATGGGTGGCATCTTCATGCCCTTGTTCCATGACGGTTTTGTGTTGCTCATTGTGTTAGTTCTCCTTGTGTGGGTGGTTGTGTGTTGAAACGTGTGCAGTGCCAAGCATCTGTGCCTATCTGCCAATCCTGTTGTGAAGGATATGTGAGCACCACGTGCCATGTGCCTGATGTGGGCTCCAAGGAG